CTGGGTGATAGACTGCCAACATGGCACTGAACCCGAAACAACAACGGTTCGCGGAAGAGTACCTCGTCGATCACAACGCGACGCAGGCCGCTATCCGTGCCGGATACGCTTCCACCAATGCCGACGTGACCGGCCCGAGGTTGTTGGGGAATGTTGGGATTCAGGCGGCTATCCAAGCCGGACGCGAAGCGATTTCCAAGCGTACCGAAATCACTCAGGATTATGTCCTAAAGCGACTTCGCGAGAACGTCGAGCGTGCGATGCAGGCAGAAGCGGTGACGGACCGGGAAGGCAACGAGACGGGCGAATACCAGTACGCCGGTGCCGTGGCCAATCGCGCCCTGGAACTGCTCGGCAAGCATCTGGGCCTATTCCCGGATAAACTGCAAGTGAGCGAACTACCGCCGCTGACGCTGCTCCGCTACCCGTCCCGAAAGTCAACCCATGACGACCTTGCAACCACGAACGGAACCGCCGAGCATTTACCGAACGGCAACGGACGGATCGGTTGACGTAGACTTGCACGACGGCCAGATACGGGCGATGGATTCGGAGAAGCGGTTCGTCGTCGTTCTGGCAGGCACACAAAGCGGGAAAACGGTTGCGGGTCCGCACTGGTTGCTGAATGAGATTGCCGCCCGTGGGGCTGGCGATTACTTGGTAGTCACGCCGACCTATCCCCTCTTGGCGCTGAAAGCTCTGCCCGAATTCCTGAACCTCTTTGAAACGCGGCTGCGGCTAGGGGCATTCGTGGGCGGCCCAACCCGAAAGTTCACCCTGAGCCATGCCGGCGCAAAACGGATATTCGGACGCAAGCCGGACCGCGAGACGACGGTTTACTTCGGTCATGCGCAAGACCCGGAATCGCTCGAATCGGCCACGGCGAAGGCGGCGTGGCTGGACGAGGCCGGGCAAGGCAAGTTTCGCTTGGGGTCATGGGAGGCCGTACTACGTCGGCTCTCCATTCATCAAGGGCGAGTCTTGTTAACAACAACGCCGTATAATCTCGGTTGGTTGAAGCAAAAGCTATACGACCCGTGGGAGGCGTCGAAACGAAACCACCCGGATATCGACGTTATCAACTTCGCCTCCACGATGAACCCGGCATTCCCCCAAGCGGAATACGAGCGAGCGCAACGCGACCTGCCGCGGTGGAAGTTCGATATGTTTTACCGCGGGGTGTTCAGTCGCCCCGCCGGCATGATCTACGATTGCTTTGACAAGCCGATTCACACTCGCCCACGGCAGGCGATCCCGGACGCCTGGGAGCGGTTCGTCGGGCTGGACTTCGGGGGTGTCAATACGGCGGCGGTGTTCTTCGCGAAAGAGCCATGCGACCCGCCAAGGTTCTGGGCGTATCGGGAGTATTGGCCGCGGGTGAACCGGACGGCGAAAGAGCATGTTGAGGCGTTGTTGCGGAGTGAGCCAAAACTACCGATTGCGGTCGGCGGGGCCGGCAGCGAGGACCAGTGGCGCAAGGAGTTCGCCGCGGCGGGGCTGGCAGTAAAAGAGCCCCCGGTCAGTGAAGTGGAGGTCGGAATAGACCGCGCCTACGGGTTCATCAAGCGGGGCGAGGTGGTTATCTTCGACGACCTGCAGTACACTCTGGAAGAGCTAGCGACGTACAGCCGGGAACTAAACGACGCGGGCGAACCAACGGAGAAGATCGCGGACAAGGAGACGTACCACCTGCTTGACAGTTGCCGGTATCTGTTCGCCCATCTGGGGCATACACCCAAACGCCTATGGATCGGAATCACATGACCGAAGTTAAATCAGAAGGGATCACGTGCAGCGTCGGCGACCGGATGGCCGTGGAGTCTCTGGTCAAAGAGATGATCGCCCAGCACGGGCAATGCCGGTGTATCGAAGTCGGCACGTGGCTGGGCCACACGGCCCTTGGCATGTGGGACGCCGGCGCTTCGGTCGTGCATTGCGTGGATACGTGGGAGGGGACCGAAGACGAGCGGGATGGCTGTAACGCCATCGCGAAGGAAGTCGGGTTCCTTCGCATCTGGAACTCGTTCTGTCACCGGGTCGGGCCGGAGCGCCTGAATAAGACCATCGTTCCCCATTGCGGGAAGTCGCTCGACTGGGCCACGGTTTGGGCTGAACCCGTGGAGTTGATCTTCATCGACGCGGACCACCGATACGAAAGCGTGCTGGCCGATATCAAGGCGTGGACGCCGCACGTCGTACCCGGTGGCATCCTGTGCGGGCACGACTTCGGGTACTTCCCAGCCGTCGAACGTGCGGTGAGAGAAACCGGGGAGTTCACGGTGCTGAACTGTCAAGTGTGGGTAAGGAGGATCGCATGAATGATCTGATCATTATTTCGACTCGGCGGCGTACCCCAGAACAGCGGGGGATTTTTGCCGGGCAACCGTTCCCGGATAACCCTCTGCCGCTATGGTACGTCGAGGCAGGTCGCGAAGATTGTCCGGGGATGGTTCAAGCGATCGGAGAAGCGGATTCCGAGCAATTGGCTAGGGATAAAGCCCTGCTTCGGGCCGCCAGCGAGGCAGACAAGGGGGTTTCGCTGTGATGTTCGACGAATGCGGCCACGTCACTCTTGGCGAAGACCTCGACGTTCTCCGTGACCTCGTGCGGTCGCTGGGCAATCCCGTGTGCGCAGAGGTAGGAACGTGGTCGGGGTCAAGTGCGCTGGCGATGATCGCGGGCGGTGCAAGGCAGGTGTTTTGCGTTGACACCTGGCAGGGCACTGCGACGATACCCGGAGAAACGGTTTTTGCTGCATTCATAAAGAACATTGGGAGCTTGCACGATACTCGAATCTTTCCTTGTAAGACAAAGAGCCGCGACGAGATGATAAGATGGTGGCTGCCGTTTGACTTGGTATTCATCGACGCCGACCACAGCTACGAAGAATGCAAGGCGGATATCGAATTCTGGACTCCCAAAGTCAAGCCCGGCGGGATCGTGTGCGGCCACGACGTGACGTTCCCGGACGTGGAACGGGCGGTACGGGAAACCGGAACTTACGAACGCGGCGGTTGCTCGATGTGGTATCGGAGGAAGTCTTAATGAGGCCGCTTGAAAAGTCCGATATCTTCCAAATCGAGATAACACAGAGATGTTTTTTGCTCTGCGGGAACTGCACGCACGGGGTCGGGGTGTACGAACACCCGCAGGAAATGTCCGTCGAGACGTTCGAGCGTGCCATTGACTCAATGGAGGGGTATCCGGGGCTGATTGGCTTAATCGGCGGCGAACCTTCCACGCATAGCCAGTTCCCCGAAATCTGCCGAATCTTCAAGCGGAAGTGGGGTGGCGAAACTCCGACCATCGGCCGCGCCCCGATCAGCGATTTTGACGCTTACGTCAAGGAACGGCTGTTTGACCGACGGACGAACCGGGGGCTGTGGACCAGTATCGGGGCCGGCTATCAGCGGCATTACGAAATCATTCAGGACACGTTCCCGCACCAGTGCGTCAACGATCACAACAACCCCGGCTTACATCAGGCGCTTTGGGTCACGCGGAAAGAAATGGGGATCGGCGACGCGGAATGGAACCAACTGCGGGATAACTGCTGGGTGGCGAACACATGGAGCGGCAGTATTACGATCCACGGCAAAGGGTATTTTTGCGAAGTGGCTGGGATGATCGACAGCGTGCTACACGGCGGGGCGAATGGCTGGCCGCTTGAAAAAGGCTGGTGGAAGCGAAAGCCGACCGACTACGGGGCGCAGCTTGACCTCTGCGAAAACTGCGGGCTGGCGCTGAAAGGCCCGGCCATCGAGGGCCGCAAGGACAAGACGATCTTGACCCCGTTGTCGCTGGAGAAATTGAGTAAGGTCAACGCCCCGCTGGTGCGTCGTGGCGATTACGTGGTCTACGACCCGGCCAGCCCAGAGCAAGGACTAGCCGAAATCGACGCCGTGAACCGGGCGGTAAACACGAAGGACTCGTACATGCCGTGTGCCAGCCAGCGGGTCGCGGCCGACAACCCGCACTTACTCCCGAAGCGGCTCTCGGCGGTGGTCGTGTGCGTGGGACGGGCGGACCATCTCAGGCAGACGTTATCCCACAACGCGAAGCAGGTGGACGAGTTGGTAATCGTGACGCACCCGGACGATGGGCACACGATTGCGGTCTGTGAGGCAAAGGGGTTCCGGCCGGTGCTGTCCGGCCGCTGTTACGCTGACTCGCATTCGTTCAACAAGGGGCGGATGATTAACGACGGGATCGCGGCTCTGTCGGCGGGATCGGATTGGATCGTGCTGACGGACGCGGATATCTTCCTGTCCCCTGCTCTTCGTCAGTACGTCGCGGAACATATGCTGAATCCCGGTGTTCTATACGGGGCGAGCCGCGTCGAGCCGGGGCAAGTACATCCGCCGGTAGGGCCGAACGCGGAGCCAAACGGGTACTTCCAGATGTTCAATCGACGGGCTCATGCGATCCGTGAACGCTGGCCGGCTGTGATGTCGGAGGAGTTTTGCAGCGCCGGCGGCGTGGATTCGTGGTTCGCCCAGCAGTGGACCGCTGACAAGCAGTTTGTCATCCCGGAGCTAACGGTAACGCACATCCCGCACACGGCGAACCACGGCGACTCGTGGAATGGGAGCCGCCACGGCTGGCGGCAGTGCGGGATGCTCACGCCGACGGGGTACATTCCGACCGAGGACGTGCCCGAAGCGGCGAATCGGTTCCGGTTGACGGACACCAAGGAAGGTCGCACCGTGGAAACTACGATGTACGGCAACCAGTTCCCGCCGGCCGCCGTGCAGACGACGGGTGCGGACTTGCTGCTGGCGGGGAAGTCAACGCAGGGCTGCCACGTGGCGGTGGCGTACTGGAAAGACAAGTAGACCTTTTTCACTGAGGGTAGAATGCTGAAGGCAATCAAGCGTGACTGGCGGTGGATGGCGTCTCTGGCGGGCATCGGCGTGCTGACGCTTGGCTTCCTGTGGCTGGCGAAGCGGCCCTCCACGGATATCGTGGCCATTCCCGCGTTCGACCGGGTGTTGCCGTGCGAGATCACGCTGACGCCGACCAACCTGGAGCAACCGTGACGGATCAAATCCCTTTGGGCGTGTTCAGCCAACTCTACGGGCGGGAATTAACCGTCACGCCGGAGATGATCGAATACATCCTCACGGGCAACCTGTGCGAGCCATTCGCCGCGTTCATGTTCGACGTGTCCGTGGACGGGCCGGCCATCGTGGAGGTGGCATGCGCGAAGCCCTCATCCTCGCCCTGATCGCCTCCTACTCCGCCGCGGTCGCACTGGAGGCGGCCGCGGTGATCCTTTACCTATCGTCGCCCCGCTAGTTGCGTTTCATTCGGCAACCCTGTACACTGATACGCAATGCACTGGCAAGGCTCGTTGACCTGGGAACGCCCGCCGCCAACGTCCACGAAAGGCGTCGGGGACCGTGCCATTGCCGCGATGTACGCGCCGGGGACGTACAGCAACAACTCATCCGCCGCGGCGTGGACCTCAAGTCGCTACCAGCAAGTCCTGCGATACACGGGCTGGACCTACGTTGCGGTCAAAGCGATTTGCGAGGAGATCGCGGGGTTAACGCCGCAGGTTGGGTTCATCCTCGGGCAGCAGGAGGCGAAGGGGCGGGACACGCTCGCGGCCCGGTATCGTCGAAAGGCGATGGTCGGCGCTCGCGAGTCGGACGAAATCGAACCGGCCGGCCCCAATGACCCCCTCGCCCGCTTGCTCCAAAACCCGAACCAGCCCGATGTATCGTGGACGTTCTGGTATCGGTTCTTCTTATACTTGGAACTCACCGGGAACACTTACGCGGCGAAGTTTAGGAACAACCTCGGCATCGTCGAGCAGATGTACGTGATCCCAAGTCATTGGGTGTACGCGATTGGCGGACGGGATAGGCTGGTGGATTGCTACGAGGTGCGGCCGTTTGGCGGGTTCGGCGGGGCGCGAAGCATGGTCATCCCCGCGGAGGACATGATCCACGTCGCCTATCCCGGACCGCTGAGCGTGATCGACGGGTGGGCGCCGTTGCAGGGCGGGGCGTTGTGGAACGACGTGGCGCAAAGCATGGACGTGAGCCGGCTGGCGGCGTTCAAGCGGGGCGTCAAGACGGACATTATCCTGTCGCTTGACCCGGAGTATGGGAACCCGGACGACAAGGAAATCAACCGCATCCTGGAACGGTTCGACGCCCGGTACAGTGGCGAGCAGAACACCGCACGGGCGATTCTGACGCCGGGTGGCGTGAAGGTGACCCAGGCGGGAAGAACACCCGCCGAGATGGACTACGTTAATTCCGGCGACCAGTCGCGCGACTGGTCGATGGCGATTCACCGGGTAAGCCACGCCATCGCGGGCATTACACACGACCAGGACTACTCCGGAATGATCGCGAGCGTTGCGGGCTTCCGCACGTCCACCATCAAGCCGAAGCT